CCTTCTTCTCGGCGTGCTTGGCGGCCTTCGCCGCGGCGTCGCGCTGCAGCTTGTCGATCTGCTCGTCCGCCTTCTCGAAAGCGTCGCCGTCGCCGGCGGCCAGAGCTTCCTTGCGCTGCTGCTTCAGGTCCGCGATCGCGCGGTCGTACGCGCGCTGCTCGGTCTTGCTGAGGTGCTCGGCAAATTCCTTGGTGGTCTGCTTCAGCTCAGCGACTTCACGTTCCAGCCGCTTGTTCTGGGCCTTCACCAGCGGCAGCAGGTTTTCGCCGCGCTCGACGAATTCGCCGGCGTCGCGCCACTTCGCGGGATCGCCCTTGAACTCGTCCTTCGACGTCCAGCCCATGGCGCGAGCACGGGTTTCCAGCTCCTTCTGCGCCGTATCGTCCGCGTGGCCGTCGGGGCCACCAGCGCCAGCAGCAGCGCCCGGGTTGTCGCCAGATGCGGCCGCGCCGCCGCTGGATCCGCCCTCGTCACCGGCTGCGGCGTTGAGGAACGGGTACTTCTTCCTGAATTTGAGCATGAGTCTTCCTTATTCGGTGGGAGCGGAGTGGGGCACCAGCACCGCGCTGATGTCCTTGTCGTTGGCGAGGCGGTATTCCTGGCCGTCGTCGCCCTTGACGACGTAGCCGGCGTACTTCGCGAACCAGACGACGTCGCCGAGCTGCGGCACTTGGCCGGACCAGTCCTCGAAGGCGTTGCCGCCGGCGGCGACGAGTCGGCCCTTCACCTGGGCCATCTTTTCGCGCTCGGTGGTCTTGTCGACCAGCACCAGGCCGGCAGCCTTGGCGCGCTTCAGGGTCTCGTCGGTTTCCTCGGCCTGCTCGGGCAGGATCAGGATTTTGTATTCGACGGGCTGGATCCCGGACTGGTTGACGGCGGCGTTCATTGCGCACCGCCTTCCTGGACCGCGTCGCCGGCGTCACCGAAGTCGCCCGCCGGCGGCAGCTCGGCCGGCTCGGCCGGCTCGGCCGGTTCCGGTTGTTCCGGTTGTTCCGGTTGTTCCGGCTGCGCGGCGGCCGCGTGGTCGCACAGAGCGCTGATTTCGCGCAGCGCCGCATCCATGCGGTTTTTGTTCTGCAGTGCCAGCGCCTCGTCGGCCAGCTGCTTGATCTGTTGGTACATCAGTTCGTTCCTTCCTTGCGGTAAAAATCTGCGATCGAGTCGTCTTCCAGCGTGGCGATTTCGTCAGCCATTTGGCAGCGCGCCACCGCCATCAGCGCTTCCGGGCTGGTCGGCGCCAGCGCCCCCTGTGCCCATTTCTCCATCAGCGCCTGGCGGTAATCCTTCAGGTACTGGTGGAACCGCTGCGTCAGAGGGTGGTCCTTCCACTGCTGGTATTCCTCCTTGCTCATTCCCGGTGCTGCTGCCATCGTTCATTCCTCCCTGTGGTTGTTGCGGTTGTAAAGCTGCCTTGGTGCGTTCCAGATGGCTGTCCAGCATGTGCTGTACCTGGGCCATGAGGACCGCGAATTGTTGTTCGCCGCCGATCGCCTGCGCCTGCGCCATCTTCAGTGCGGCGGAGGCCTCCAGCTCGGCGTTGCGCGCTTGCAGGTTCTGGATCTCGGCCATCATCTTTTCGGCCTTCGCGTTCACCTCGACTTCCATCGCGGCGAGCTTGCCCTGGACTTCCATGACTTTCGGATCCTGCGGCGGTTCGGGCGGCTCGGTGACGAGCAGGGCGTCCGGATTCGGATCCTTCATCGCCTTGAGGAAGCGGCGGCGCAGCTCGACCTGGTTGATGAAGGGGTCGCCCTTGAACTGCATCAGCGCGTCGGCGCGCGCCAGCTCCTGGGCGTCCGATACCAGATTCGGATCGCTGACCGGCGCGACGTCGGTGCCGTCGCCCTGGTAGTCCTGCAGGTAGATCGGCTCCGACTTGTCCTGGAAGCGGTAGTAGTCTTCCGGCTGCAGGTACAGGCGGTTCAGGCGGAACAGCTTCGCGAATTCCTTTTTCAGCGACCGGTGCACGCGCTTGTAGATCGCGGTGAACGCCTTCAGACCCTGTTCGATCAGCGCCAGCGTGGTCGTCGCGGTCTGGTTGACCTGCTGCTCACCGGTGAGGATGTCCTTCACCGACGAGATGTCCTTACCGGCCTCGATCAGCATGCCCAGCAGCTGGAACAGCACGGGGCTCGGCCCCTGGAACTGCATGTGGTAGATGTTGTCGGCGATCTTGCCGCCTTGGCTGTCGACCGGCTTGAACTCTCCGGGCGCGAACTTGGCCGTGCCGCCTTTCATCTTCAGGCCGTTGCCGATGAATCCGCCGCCGGTGTTGGCCAGCGTGCCGGCATCCAGCAGCTGGTTCAGCACCGTGTTGATCGTCTCGTTGATCGGGTTCAGCAGCAGGCCCAGCCCGACGTCGTAGGACCCGCCATCCGGGTTCGGCATGAAGGGGTACTTCGTCCAGTAGCTGACCGGCTCAATCTTCGAGACCTCGTCCTTGCTGTTCAGGTAGATGCCGTCTTCGTCGAAGCGGGCGACGATGCGCGCCACCTCGGACGTCTCCTTCACGACCGTGACGATGTAGGGTTCCTTGTAGCCGTCGTCGTCCAGGTCGTACCAGCAGTGCTGTTCGATGAACTCGTACGGGGCGTCCTCGTCATTCGTCGCACCGACCGGCGTGCCGAGCTTCACGTCGACGAACACGCCGCCGCGCACGCGCTCGATGACGTCGTTCTTGTACAGGGGCAGCCACTGGCTGGTGCGGCGCAGATCCTTCCACGGCGTCGCATGGTCGTAGACCACGTACTTCGCCGGCACCATCTCGCTGCGCGGCCGGCCGAGCGTCGTGTCGAAGTAGGTCTTGCGGAACGCGCAGCCGACAATCGCCATCTGCAGAAGGAGCTTGTCGGTGTCCTCGTCCCAGTCCTCGATCTGTTCGAGCAGCTGGTAGGACATGTGATGGCCGATGCGGTCGGCGCGCTTTTTCTTCTCGCCGTCCGGGTCCGGGCCCATGACCATGCCCTTGACGACCTGTTCACCCTGCACGATGGCGGGGTAGGCGCGCGCGCTGAACTGGATTGCGGCCGTGGTGATCAGCGGGTACTTGACGTTCGCCGCCTTTGGCCACGGCCAGTTCTTCTCCTGCGTCACCTGCATGGCCAGGTCCATGGCCGTCTTCATCATGCGCGACCAGTCAGCGCGGCTGCTGTCGTCGGCGTCGTAGCCGCGCGTCACCTCCATGCCGATCTTGCTGACCACTTCCGGCGGAAGCAGCGGCACGATGTTCGGCTGGCCGATGAAGGACCGCAACAGCTCGGCCGGGTGCTGCTTCGCAGCCGGCGCGGCGCCGTCGACGTGGTCGTCTTCAATGTCGAATTGTTCGTATGCCATCAGTAGCCGCCAGTTGTTGATCTTCCGGTATGGTCCTGCTCGTCCTCGTCGTCATCCCAGATTTGCTGGTCGGGCGCCGCGAACGTGAGAACGAATGCGTCGGCGCGGTCCGGAGACTTGCCGTACACCTTTTTGTATTCCTTCTTCGACTGCATGAGCAGCAGCCCCTTGTCGTAGCGGTACTTCACGGACGCCAGCTGCGAGCGAAGCTCGCCACATCCAGGCATGCACACGGGGGGCTCGTTCAGGTAGTCGCGTGCGTCGCGCCACATACGCGCGCGAAGGTTGTAGTTTTTGCCGTCGGAAAGGCGCGCGCCGGTGTGCACGCCGACCACGTACCGCGCGTAGCGGCCTGCCTTGAGTTGGTCGTAGCAGGAGACGCCCGGCCCGTCGAGCTCGATCACGATGGACTCGATGTGGCCACCGGCCGCAACGAGGTCGTCGCACTCGGCTTCCACGAGCCAGGCCAGCTGGGGACCGTCGAGCTTGCGCCGCGTCACCTGCTTGAGGTTCAGTCGGCCGCGGCGTTTGTGGATGACGCTTTCGTCATCGCCGTAGTGCGCTGCGTCGACGCCGATGCGCCAGCCGCCGAAGGATTCGACGTCGGCCGGCCCGTTGCCTTGGGCCTGCACGATGCTGTCGCCACCGATCCACGAGTCGGTCGTCGAGGCGTTGTAGTCGATGTCGATTTCCTGCGCGACGATGACCGGGTCGAGCGTGCCGCATTGCTTCTGGTACCACGCGTCGTCCTTGCGCGGGTCGGCGCGCCAGTGGAACGTGAAGACCGGGATGCGGCCGCCGTGCCGCTTCTTGAAGAACGGGTTGCCGTTGCCGTTCACCGTCGAGACGTCGATCTTGCAGTTCGAGGTCTGGGACAGAGCGGCATCGATGGCGTCCGGGCGTTCGTAGAAGGCCGATTCGTCCTTGAAGTAGATCGACGTGCGGTTGCCTCGGCCGATGTTGTCGCCGGCCTCGCCGATGATCGCCGAGCCGGTCTCGGGGTTCAGGATGCGCATGTGCGGCGCATGCCGGGATTCGATGTAGCCGGCGGGCCGGAACTCGGCCGGGAGCAGGCTGACGAACTGGCGCACCTTCCAGAACAGCGATTTCGGGTCGCCCAGCTTGTCGACGTACTCTTCCTTGCGGCTGCCGAAGCCGATCACGACGCCCGGGTAGAACGTCCACATCCAGACCGCGATTGCGACGCACAGCCAGGAGATGCCCATGTCGCGCGACTTCTCCGCCAGGCCGTCTTCACGGCCGCGCCAGCGTTCGAACACCCAGACCACGAAGTCCGCCTGCTTGGGGAACAGCAGGAACGGGATCACGGTCGGTAGTCCGATCTCCGCGTTACGCGGGTCGAACGTCATGCCCCAGTCGTTGATGAAGTCGATGGGGTTGGCCTTGTAGTGTTCCTTGAGCGCGGGCAGCAGGCCCGGCTCGGCGCGGATCCGCTGCAGCCGTTCGGCGCGCAGGGCGTAAATGCGCTCATAGTCCGGCGCCTTGAAGTCGAACCAGTCAGGCGCTGCCATCGAGCATCCTCTTGTACGCCTCCTCGGCGGTGATGGTCACCTTGGACTCGGTTTTCATCGGCGGCAGGTCGTCGGCGCCGCCGTGCGCGACCTTCAGGCCGTACTGTTTCGGCTTCAGGCGCTGCGCCGCCTCGATGCGCGCGTAGATGCGCAGCTTGGCCTTTGCGACCGAGTCCTTGTCGGTCTTGCAGTTGTCGGCGATCTCGACGATCTCGTCGAACTGTGTGTCGATCTGGGCGCTCTTCGCGGCGTCGTACATCGCGGCGAACATCGGGTGTTCGGCCTTCCAGCGGAACACCGTCGCCTTGCTGGGCATGCCCTTGCGTTTGCAAATGGTCGCGATGCTGTCGGTCGTCGACGCCATCGCCGCGCAAAAGGCGGCGGCCACTTCGGGGTCGTAGGTAACAGCCATGGCATTCGGTCAAAAAAATGGCCCGGCGCGCACGAGGCGGCCGGGCCGGAAACGCCCTGGTCGATCAGCAGGGCGGAGGAGACACGGGGAAGTCGGTCAGTGTGCAGGGCGCATGCGCATCGTGCCGCGCATGGCCTTCACCTGGTGGAGGACCAGCAGCCAGCGCCGCAGCTGGTGGTCGGTCATCTGGAAGGGCATAGGGTCCTCGGGTAGTTGGTGCCGCTGCTGTTCCCGGCTGGTCAGACGTCCGCGTCAAGCGGTGGTCGGGTTGGTGTCGTGCTCGTGGCGGTCGTAGAACTCGCCGAGCAGCCGCGCCTGCGTCGGCGTCAGCGTGTAGCCGAGCTGGCGTTTCGCCTCGATCCAGCACGGCGCATCGACGTCGTCGGTGACGAACTGGGCGTCCGGCTCGACTTTGTCGCTGAGCACGGTGCGTCCGTCGCAAACCTGTTCGAAGTACTGCATGGGGACCTGGTCAGCGATGAGCCCGTCGGTTCCGCGCGACATTGCGTCTCTTCGCAGCGCAGCGCTGCTGCTGCGCCATCGAGATGCCGGCGCCCTTGCGGCCGTGTAGCCCGGCGCTCGCGCGGATCCCGCCGAACAGGCTGCGCTTGCTGGCGTGCACCGGGCGCGGCGCTACGCTGATCATGGTGGGCTGGCTGGCCATGGCGGTCACGGAGTAGCCGGCACCAAGGATGGCGGCGACAGCGGCCAGCAGGCCGGAGCGGCGGATCGAACTGAGCATGGGATTCTCCGGAAGTCGGAAAGCAAAAAGCCCTGCGTCATCGCTGATCGCAGGGCTTTTCGGGATTCGTTCACGCCGGGGGCTGCCATCAGGCAACCGCACACGTCGTGATCGACGGAAATAAGTTGTGGCTGGGAATTTACTGCTGAGATTTCCGGTTGTCAAGAACTTTCGCGTTGGAATGTTCGCGATGTGGTGGGAATGGAAAAACCACCAGAGGAACGCAGAAAAACATTTCGCTAAAGTATAGCTTTTCGTTGACTAAAGCTATAAAAAGGCTATAATACATCTCATGAACTCGATCAACTGGACCCCGAAAGCTGCCAAGCAACTGCGCAAACTGGACAAGCAGGCGCAAGGCCCAATCCGCGATGCGGTGACGAAGCTGGCCTCGATGCCGAACTGCCAGAACGTCAAAGCCCTGACGAACCACGACAGCGGCTACCGGCTCCGAGTCGGCAACTACCGGGTGTTGTTTGATTGGGACGGGCAAATCAAGATCGTCGAAATCAACGAAGTGAGCAAACGAGATGAACGCACCTACTAACATCCAAGTAATCAACGGGCCGGACGGGAAACCGGCCTTTGTCGTTATCCCCTATGACGAATACCGGAAGAGCCTCAACGAGGAGCGGGGCACGATCCCGCACGAGGTGGTGAGCGCGACGGTGGACGGGGCCACGCCGGTACGCGCCTGGCGAGAGTACCTGAAGCTGACGCAAGCCGAGGTGGCCGCGCGGCTGGGCATCTCCCAGCCGTCCTACGCGAAGCAGGAGAACAGCGATTCGTTGCGCCGCTCGAGCATTGAGAAGATCGCTGCCGCGCTGGGCATCACGGTGGAGCAGCTCGACTTTTGACGGCCGAGCGTTACAGCATGGCCTTGCCGATTTCGGCGGCGGCGCGCGTGACGGCGCGGCGGGCGGCGGCGCGGTCATCTCCGCCAACAGGTGCAGGCTCCTCGACCGTGCATGCCGGAGTGGTGCTGTCGCCGAAGTCCCATTCGACAGTGACCGCGCCGGCCGATTCGCAATCGATGCTGACGTGGAAATTGAGATCCACCTGCAGGTTGAACGTGTCGTCGCCGTGCATCAGCGGGTTCCAGTTCCATGCGGTCGATCCGTCGGCGAAGTGCAGGTTCACCCACTGTTCGCCGTCGACGGCCTCGACCGTGGCGCCGAGTGCGCGCGCGGCCAGCGTCAGCAGCTCCAGGTCTTCGGCGGTCAGGCCCGGTCCGCGCGGCGGCTGTACAGGCATGCCGTCAGCGTCGTCATCGTCGCTCGGCTCCCACTGGTCGCCGGTCCACTGGACCTTCTTGAACTCGTTCCCGTCCGTGCTCATCCCTGCCGCTCCTCGTACTTTTCGACCACGGATTGTATCGCGCGCTGGGCGTCGCGGAACAGGTTGACGAAGACGGTGGCCGGCCGGTGCGCGATGGACAGCTTGCGGCAGACGACCTCGGGCTGGGCCTGCTTGATGTAGCACCACCAGAGCAGCATGCGGTACTTCGTCTCGAGCTCGCGCATGCCGCGTTCGATCAGCGCAGCGTCGGCCTCGTCGACCTTGCGGCGCTCAGCCTGTGGCTTCTCGCCTTCGGCCTCGCGGCGCAGCTGGTCGCAGAACGCAGCCGTCGGGCTGAGACCTGGGCGCGGGTTGTCGTGGTAGACGCGCGCCCAGTTCTCCAGGCGCGAACCGATGTCGCGGCGCTCGGTCAAGCTACGTCCTCCCGCAGCCGGCCGTCGGATGCCACGACGCGCAGCCGCGTGCCGCGCACCTTGCGGATGCCGGTCATGATCATCGCCGCGACGCGGAAGCCGCCGGCGAACCCGCCGATGAAGCCCACGGCGAAGCAGGCCGCGCAGGCCAGCGCCGTCGTCTCGGGTGTCATGGTGCCTCCGTGGCATGGGCCAGCACGACCACGACGAACACGAAGGCCATGCCCATCGCCCAGCCCAGCGACAGCGTCGCCAGCGGGCCGAGCTTCCAGCGCTCAACCGCAGCGCGGCCGCCGTGTACGCCCAGCAGCGTCAGGATCACTCCAGCGAGGGCGCCGATCATGCCGCCTCCGCCGCCGGCGCCGCCACGCCTTCCAGGTGCTGGGCCAGCGACAGGATCGCCAGCGCGTCGGCCTCGTTGTTGTCCTTCGGGCGGAAGCCGCGTGCGCGCGCGGTCTCGCACATGACGGCCTTGTCCGCGTTGCCCTTGCCGGTCCAGTGCTTCTTGACCTGGCCCACGCCTACCGGACGCAGCGGCACGTTGTTCGCCGCGCACCACATCTCCAGACACGCGAGGAAGCCGCCGTAGACGTGCGCGGCGATGGTGTTGGGCTTCTGCTTCGTGCCGTGGGCCATCACTTCCTCGTAGTAGACGGCGTGGATCTCGCCAGCCTGCAGGCGTTGCTCGGCCAGGAAGGCGCGGAACTTCAGCCAGCGCTGGCCGGCCGCTTCCATGCGGCGCGGCGCGAAGCTCTCGCTGCCGCTGGTGACGGTGCCGGCGCGCGAGCTGCGGGCCCAGCCGGTCTGGGTGCCGATGTCGATGGCGAGGATGTTCATGGTTCAGGTTCTCCCGTGTCGTTGTTGTTGCCGCCCGGCGGCCGGGCGGGGTGGTGCGGTTACACCAGGTGGTGGGCCGGCCCGAACGCGTCGATGCGCTCGCCGAGGATGGCCGAGTAGCAGGCCATCGCATGGTATTGCTGGCGCAGGCGCGACTGCTCAGCCTCGTCAAGGGCGGCGAAAGTGGTGGTGTCGAAGAAGGCCAGCAGCTTCACGCTCTTGCTGTCCAGCTCGGCCGCCTCATCGACCACGCGCTGCTGGTGCGGCTGCATCGTGCTGTAGCCGGGATGTGCTGCGCCGGGCGCGGGCTGCACCTTTGCGGTGGCCTGCTCGTGCAACTGCTGCTTGAGCGCGTAGCCCATCAGCGGCCACAGCTCGTTGCGCGAGTTTTCGAACGCGACCTGCTCACCGATTTCGGCGTCGTCGTTCTCCGGCGAGACCGCGACGGAGGGCTTGCCGACGACCGCGAAGCCGCTCTGCGTGATCAGCACCGACCAACGCAGCACCTGGCCCGATTGGGTCACGTGCTTCACGGTCTCGATGTGATGGATGTTCGCCTCGAGGTCCGCCAACGTGACGCGCGGCGCGGTCTTGCCCTTGGCCTGGATTTCCTGCTCGATTGCTCGGTCGTTCATGTCTGCCTTTCAGGTTGTTGTCGTCCCCGCAATAGCGGGGACTCGGTGGGTGGTGGTTACAGGGCCAGGCCGAGCAGCAGCGCTTCGAGACGGTCGCAGGCGGTGTCGATCCGGCTCTCGATGCTGCTGATCGCGTCGCCGAGCGGGGACAGTGCTTCCTGCGGCTTGCCGGTGGTGCCGCCCTGGCCAGCGGCGAGGCCGCGCATCACGGGACGCACGCGGTCCTCGACGGCGCTGATGCGGCCGTGCAGGCGCTCCAGGGCGTTGTTCGCGCGTGTCAGGCAGCCTTCGATCTCGGTGCTGGGGCGCGAGGGCTGGATCGCGTCGTGCTGCGAGAGCGCGCCGGTTCCGAGGATCTGGCCGGTGTGGCTCGATGCAGCGGCCATCTTCATCTGCAAATCGGTGGGGTAGTTCATGTTGCTTTTCTCCTAAGTTGCTGCTGTTGGTGCGCTCGCGCGCGAAATGGTCTCGTCAGGCCCAGAGCGGCAGCGATGATCCAGCGCTGCTCCACGTCTCCGCAGGCTGGCCAAGGGTCGGCGGCTCGGACTTCTGCAGGTGCGGCGCCACGAGTTCGTCGAGCGCCTTGTCGAGGCGGTTCACCCACTGGCGCACGGTCTCGACGCGGTTCCAGTACAGCTCGGGCCGGTCGTGCACGTTGAAGTCGTTCCAGAGCCGTTCGAGCAGCTTCGCGCGGTGCGGATTGCCAGGGACCATGCCGCGAACGATCGTGATCGCCTCGGCCAGCCAGCGGTACTGGTTGATGATCATCGTGATCTGCTGCAGCTGGCCGCCGCCCTTGTTCGCATGGAAGGAGCAGCACCAGTCGTTGGCGCCACTGGTCGAACTGGTGAACGTGCCCATCAGCGGGCAGCCGTACGCAGCGCACATGCTCGAGTCGCGCTCGGCGACGCGGTCTTCGTGGGTGTGGGTCATGGCTGGCCTCCCTTGCGTTTGTCGAGTTCCTTCTGGATCCGGACGGCGAAGTCCTGGTGGTTCTCGGTGCCGCGGGCGAACATGCCGAGCTCACGGCCCTTCGCCTCGATGCCCTGGGGTGTCCGCTTCCAGGCCCAATCGTTCTGCACCTGGTGCGGCTTGCTCTCGGCCATGGGCGGAGGGTTCAGCAGCTTCTCGACGATGGGCACGAGGTAGTTCGGCGCGATCTTCGCGTTCGGGCCCTTCTGCTCGCGTGCCAGGTCGACGGCAGCGCGCAGCACCTCGGGGGCGATCTCGCGCTTCGTCCAGTCCTGCACGGCAGGGTGCGTGAACGTGGCATCCACGCCGAGTTTGCGCAGGGCGACAGCGACGGCGATCGCGGGATCGTTGCTCGGGGGCGGATCCTCGCGCGGCGGCAGCGTGGCCGAAGTCGCTCGCGCATATCCACCGTCCGTAATGTCGTCGTTGTCGTTAGAAGTTAACTGTCCCTGTCCCTGTCTCTGTCCCTGTCTCTGTCCCTTGGAGGGTGTTTCACCGGTGACATCGCCGTCTGTCGCGAACGACAACGGGGGCATGTCACTAGCGACAATTCCATCTGTCGCCAGCGACAATTGAGGGTTGTCACCGGGGACAGGCAGTGGTTGTCCCGTGGGACATCCTGCGTTGAACCACGATTCGAAGTCAGGGAAGGGGAGGCGTGTCCCGTGTCGTTCGTTGTGCTTCTTGATGCGGTTGCACTCCGTTTTCAGGCGCTGTCGCAGCTTCGCCAGCCACGACTCGTTCGCCTTTTCACACACGACAGGGTGGTACCAGCGGCCGTCGCTGCACAGGACGAAGCCACGCATGGCGCCTGCCTTGACGTCCTTCCAGTGGGGATCGACACGGCCACGCGACAGGTAGCCGGCCGCTTTCGCGATCCAGTTGTCGCTGTCCGGCATGCTGCCGGCGGGGACCTGGTGCCAGGCGGCGGCCCACAACAGAACCGCGGCCCAGTTTTCTTCGGGTGTCTGCTCGCTTGCCATGTCGCTGTCGCGCAGGCGTGCGACGTCCAGGGGCATGAACTTGAAGTCCTGGAGGTCGCAGTCGGGCGGGGTGAGGGGAGCCGGTAGGACGGCAGCCTCGCGTGGGGTCATGGCGGCGATACCTCCGCCTGGACAAGCATGGGCCTGACCTTCAGCACGGCCGCTTCCGCAGCTGCGCAACGGTCCCACTCGGCATGGTAGGTTGCGATGGCGTCGACGCTGTGCCAGTTGAAGCCGCGGTCGTCGCGGCCGGCGCCGCGCTTGTACGCTGCCCGGGTCTTCGCCTCGATCAGGGTGACGGGGATGATAGGGGAGTCCATCACGCCTCCGCCTTGCCCGCGGGCGCGCGGAACTTCTTCGCTTCTTTCGCCAGCTCGTTGATGCTCTTGTGGAGCCGACCGTATTCCCGGTTCTCGTTGCCCGAGTTGCGAGCGGCCCCGTACTTGCGATCCCGGATCACGACGTTGTCAGTCATCGACAGCAGCTTCGTCATGTCCGGATCCTGGGTTGGTGTTGTCATGGTTCTGATTCCTGTTCAGCCCAGCTCGTGGCAGGGCGCGTTTTTGTCGTCTCCGAACGCAGCCGGAAGCCATTAAAGATTCCTCCTGGCGCCACCCATTGCGCCGCGTGCGCGGCAGGCCGGACGACCGCGACCCGGACATCCTCGGGATTCCCGCACCGGCGGCGGTGCCATACCATGCGTGTGCGCTGCAACATTGCTCAGCGCGCGCAGGAACGGGCTGCGACCGAGGCCGAAAAGCTTGCGTAAGCCGTCGAGGCTCGCCAGTTCTTCCGGGTTCATCTTCACTTCGACGGTTTCGATACGGACAGCGGGGTTGAGGCTCATGTGTTTCTCCTTGGTGGTGCGGGTTTGCTAGGACGGGACTTCTGGTGATACAGGGCAAAGTGCCGAGGGCAACTGCCCGGGCGCAACTTTCGAAGCGCGAAAAAGCCGCAGGATTTACTGCGGCTGGGGTGCCGAGGTGTGGGGTGCGGGCGTCGCGGCCGCAACCTCATCCGCGAAGCGGCTCAGGTTGATGAGGACCGAACTCTTCGGGTCCTCGTGTTCGCCGGAGAGGATCCGGCTGATCGTCGGCTGCGACACGCCAGCGCGTTTCGCGATTGCCGCTTGGGACTGGCCGCGATCGATCAGGAACTGAACGTACGCTTGCGGGGTTTGAAGTTGCATGGCGGATCTCGGTGGTTGTTTCTGGACATTCTATACGAAAGCGTATCGGTGTCAATGCGAAACCGTATAAGGAATTGCGATTATGTATGCGCTCACGCATATTTGCAGGATGAGCAACCCTGTTTCCATCGTTCAAAAGAACCTCGAATGGCTCATGGCCCAGAGGAAGACGAACCCTTATGAATTGCAGCGCGCGACCGGCGTGCCGCAGCCGACCATCCATCGAATCCTGACGGGAGAGAGCAACGACCCGAGGACGAAGACGCTGCAGCCGCTGGCCGATTATTTCGGCGTACCGCTGGCGGACTTGCGCGAACGCGATTTGTCCGCGCCCGCCGATGCGCTGGAAGGGCTCAAGCCCGGTTCGTTCGGACGTATTGCAGAGGCTGGCCAGGGTGATGAACGCTTTACCCTCATCCCGAAGGTGCGCTTGCGGCTGACGGCCGGTATCAGCGGGTACGAGGTCGAACCGGAACCGTTTGACGGAACCACCGCCGCAGTTCCCACTGGATGGATCGAGCGCAACGGATACGACCGTAGCAAACTTATCTCCATCGTCGTGCGCGGCGAAAGTATGGAAACGACCCTATATGAAGGCGACCTGGTCGTGGTGAACACGGCGGACCAGAAGCTCGTCGACGGTGCGGTGTACGCGATCAATTACGAGGGAGATCCGGTCGTGAAGCGCCTGACGCGCGACGCCGGCCAGTGGTGGCTGACGTCAGACAATCCGGACCAGCGCCGTTACTACAGAAGAACGTGCGACGAAAGCACGAAAATCATCGGCCGCGTCGTGCGGAAGGAAAGCGAGCGGTTTTGATGATGTATTCGATTCAACGCCTATGCGATGAGCGCGTGGCGGTTGTATTGGTGGAGCGCCGAGCGCTGTCCGAGCCACAGGCCAGCGGGCTGCTCGATCAGCTGCGGGACGAACTCTCGGCGCCGGTAATGTTGGTGGCACGCGACAGCGAGGGATGGTTGGGGATCCGTGCACGCGCTGAATTCGACCCTGAACCGTACATCTATGCGCTGCTGAGCATGCGCGATATCGAATGGGCGCCGTTGCGCCGCCGATGCGAGACGGAAGCTTGATGTTTAACGCGATCATCCCCTTGGCCCAGCCGATCGTCGCTGTGCAAGTCAACGCGGACCAGATCGCTGGACCGACGGCCACAGAATTGCTGGCACGTCTCGAAATTCACTTCATGCGGCCGGTCGTGTTGGTGGCATGGGACCAGAACGCTAAGTTCCTGAGCCTTGGGTATCCATGCACTGAAGATGCGCTCACCAGCGACGATCTGGAGTGGCGCCAGTTCGAGTTGCCGCCTGAACCCGAAATCCCGTTTTAACCGAGATCTCTTTCAAATCGATATGAAAACACTCTTTGCCATCTTCGCCGTTGCAACTCTTTCCGGTTGCGCATACACCATGCAGCTCATGCCGCGCGACAGCGGCAAGATTTACCAGGGCGAGATTAAGAGTAATGGTACAGGGAGCGGAACATTGTCGATCGGGCTCGACGGCAAAACGTGCGCCGGGACATTCGTTACCGTGGCCAACGGCGACACATTCGGCTTCGCCCAGACTTTCGGCACGCGGGGTGCCGCAGCCAGTACCATCGCGACGACGTCGGGCGCTGCGCAATACAAGGCTCTCCTGACCTGCAGCGACGGCACCGGTTTGCGATGCGACGTCACCGGATCGTCGACTGGTGGCGGCGTGTGCGTCGACAGCAACAATCGAGCGTACGACATGATGTACTCGAATTAACGGCGTCAACGACAGATAATTAATGACTCTGCGAAAGAATCCAATGCGAATTGCGGTCTTAGTTTCCTCTTTATCGCTGGCAATTGGTGCTCAAGCTCAAACAGTTGTCAATGCTGATGACGCGGCATTCCAACCGACGTTAAATCGAGATGAGAAGGGTTATAGTAGCTGCGGCGTACGCGTAATCGCAATCGTGCACGGCGTTAAAAATGACGACACAGAAGTCTATGATTTCAGCGTGAATGTGTACGCAGATAGTCTTGTTGCCCTCATGAAGGCGGGAAAATACCTTGCTCCTTCTGATGTAAAACGGGGCTACAACATTGAAAAACGGAAGATCGCAATGCCTGTGCCAACAGCGTTTTGGATTGCATCAAGGGATCAAGACGGTATTGCGAAAATGCTGAAAATCTCGCCATCTGAGGACAAGGGATTTATTCTCGGCGGTAGCGATTTCGGACAGGCATTAGAAGTAATCTACGCTACCGCATCAGCCAAGCCTATCCAATTTTCTCTTGAATACCCGAACAACAAGTTCAGTAGAATTGTTGCGTTCAAAGCTAATGAGAATGCGGAGAATAGGGCGGCGGTATTCGCCTGCATGGACGGCTTCAAGGCGCGTCTGCAAAAAGAGGCAAACGCCCACCCAGCAAAGTAACCACTCTTCCCGAGAAGCCCGCCTCGCGCGGGCTTTTTTTTCGTCCTCCTGCCGACAAGCCCCCCCGGTCTGATACGAATCCTCATCGAAATCACGAAAAATTATACGTTTTCGCATTGACATCCGTAATACGCAATCGTATAGTGTCTCCATCGCAACCGAGCCCAGCAGGGCAGATGGAGACCCAGATGGACCGCACCCACAACCGCTTCACCGCCGCCGATCTCGCCGTCGGGATTCTGTCGGCCGCGTGCGCCGTCGGCGCCGTCTACTGCGTGCTGGCCACGCTGGGGAGCCTGTGATGGGCCGCCGCGAATTCGACAGCGAAGACCTCGACGCCCGCGTGGCCGAGCTGACCGAGCAGCTGGTGCGCGCCTGGAACCTGCGCCTGCAGGCCGGCGAGCAGCGCGCGATCAGCGACCTGCACAACGTCGTGCTCGACCGGCTGACGCAGGCCGACGCGGCCGCGATCTTCGTGCAGGCCGTGCAGGACGAAGCCGGCGCGGCGGAACGCATGCAGGCGCTGGCCGCCGAGGCAATGCGTGCCGAGTGCGAGAACGACGCGCTCAAGCAGCTGGAGGCGGCCGAGCAGCGCCGCCTCGAGTCCGCGCGCGACAACCGCATCGAGCAGCGCGTCTGGAACCACTTTTTCGCACGGAGCATGGCATGACCTGCACCCACTGCAACGACACCGGCAGCCTGTCGAAGGACATCGAGGGCGATCTCGATTGCCCGTACTGCGACGTTGCGATCGAGCGCGTCGCACTCGAAGACTGGGCCGCACGCACGCGGCTGCTGTACGGCAGCGAATCGTCGCTGTGGCTGATCTACCAGCACGGCAAGGCCGCGGGCGCGACCGCACAGAACACCTGAACCCACGCGCTGCGCGTGCAGCACTTCGGAGGCATCGAGATCCCGAGAAGATGCGCGCAGCGGCCCCAGCTGGAAGCCTGCCAAAGGCTGGGGCGATTACGCAGGCCACCTGATGCCCCGAGGGCGCATCGCCGGACGAGAGTAACCGGCACCAAACAACAACCGCCGGCGGCGCCGGCCAAAACGAGGAGCAGCAGGATGAGCAGGGAAATGAGCGACATCTACGACGCCCTGATGGCGGCGCAGGCCAGCAACGAGGCATTGTCGACCTGGGTGCGTACTGCCGACGGTCACGACATCGTACGCAGCCGCCGCGGCGCGATTCAGGACGGGATTGCTGCCTACCATCGGTTGCAGGGCCAGCTGCGCGACGGCCACATGCACATCGAAGTGCCTGAAGCAGCACGCGAGCGCGGCCCGGTCGCTGCAAACCTGACGAAGGCCGACGACGGCTGCCGCCTGTGCGATACCTGCGAAGGCGTGGGCGTGACGATGATCGCCGCGTACGAAGGAGGTGCGCACGTCGAGAAGGACGGCTACTGCCCGGACTGCAACGGCGACGGCCAAGTCGAGGTGACGTCGTGATCGCCGCCCGCATCGCGCGCCGCCTGGTGCGCAAGGCCATCAAGCCGGCCGCGCTGTGGCTCACCGACCGGGCGCTGCGGGCGTCCGACGGCGAAGCCGCCCGCCTGCTCCAGATGCGCGAGGACCTCGTCGGCCTCGTGCGCACCGAACGAATCCGCGAAGTGCGCCTGATGGCGCGCCGCAAGCAAATCAGCACCTGGTAACCCACCAACCCGAGGAACCCATGATCCGCCACATCCGCATCCAGTATCAGCTCTCGCTGCGCGCCGGCTTCGGCCCGGGCAAAGCGATCACCCGCGCGCTGCGCACCTATTTGAAAGGCTTCTGAAATGAGCAACGCCCTCGCCATCGTCACCGGCGCAATCCAGGAAGCGCGCGACGATTTCTCGCGCGTCCTCGTCGACCGCAGCATCAGCTTCGAGCGCGAGTCCGGCTTCGCGATCCAGATCCTGCAGAACAACGACTACACGATGAAGGTCGCGATGGGCGCCAAGCCGTCGCTGATCGCGGCCGTGACCAATATCGCCGCCATCGGAATCAGCCTGAACCCGGCGCGCAAGCAGGCCTACCTGGTGCCGCGCGGCGGCAAGATCTGCCTGGACATCAGCTACATCGGGTTGCTGGATATCGCCGTCGCCTCGGGATCGATCCTGTGGGGCCAGGCCGAGCTGGTGCGCGAGAACGACGCGTTCCGCAAGGTGGGCATGGACAAGCAGCCTGTGCACGACTTCGAGCCGTTCGGGAAGAACCGCGGCGAGATCGTTGGCGCGTACGTGGTCGTGAAGCTGCACAACGGCGATTACCTGACCACAATCATGGACATCGACGACATCTACAGCATCCGCGACCGCTCGGAATCGTGGAAGCGCAACGGCGGCGGCCCGTGGAAAACCGACGAGGGCGAGATGATCAAGAAGACAGTCATCCGCCGCGCGTACAAGCTCTGGCCGAAGACTGAGCGCCTGGACAACGCCATGGGCCAGCTCAGCCAGAACGGCGAGCGCATGGTCGACCTGAACGAGCGGCCGGCCGACTGGATCGACGTCGCGCCGATGATCGCCGACGCGATCGCCACGAGCACGGACGCCGACGCCCTGAAGTACTGGCGCGAGAACAATGGCAAGCTGGCGCGCCAGCCGCAGGACCACAAACGCCTGAAGGACGCGATCGCGACGCACCGCCAGGCGCTGCGTGATGCCGCCGACGCCGCGCGCACGATCGACATGGAACCGGCCAAGCCGACCAGCCGCCCGGCGCCGGCCGCGCAGTCCGAGCCGGCCGACATGCCGCCGCCGCTGTCCGATGAGGACGCCGATTTCCAACGTAGCCTGGGAGCACAGCCGTGAAATTCATCGAATGCCCGCAGGGCACCCCTGAGTGGTTCGCCGCGCGCTGCGGCAAGATCACGGCATCGGCCTTCGCTGACGCCATCTCGACGGTCGGTGGCCTGACCGAGCAGCAGGCCAAGTACGTCGCCGCCATGCGCGCCGGCGCCGACCAGAAGGCGGCGCTGGAGCAGGCCGGCTACAAGGCGGCACCGGTCGCTGAGTGCGTGCGCCGCGCCTTGGCTGGCGAAAGCACCGAGCAGCCGTCGGACACCGCAAAGCGCTACGCCGCCGACCTGGCTATTGAACGCATCAGCGGGCAGCCGCATGGCGAGCCGCCGAAGGCCTGGGTGCTGGAGCGCGGCCACGAGATGGAAGCCGCCGCGCGCCGCATCTACGAGGGCCGCACGGGCGCCTTCGTCACCGAGGCCGGCATCTGCCTCACGGACGACGAGGTGTTCGGCTACAGCACCGACGGCTTGGTCGGCGACGACGGCCTCATCGAGATCAAGGCGCCGATCGACAGCACGAAGATTCTCGCCATGTGGCAGACCGGGGACACGAGCGAATACGACCACCAGATGCAGGGCGGCATGTGGATCACCGGCCGGAAGTGGTGCGACTTCATCATGTACGTACCGGACCTCGCCGCCGTCGGCAAGGACCTGTACGTGAAGCGCATCTTCCGCGACGACACGTTCATCGACGACCTCGCGGCACGTCTCGCGAAGTTCGACGGAATGGTGCGCCTGTACGAAGGCGTGTTCCGCTGCCCGGTGGAGGGCGCCGTTGACGCTGAATTCGATCCGGACTTCCAGGAAGTGGCCCCCGCGCCGGCCGCAACGTCGATGGCGTCCGAGCTCCCAGCAGCCGACCATGCGCACGTCGAACTGCCGCCGGCGCAGGCCGACCTGCTGAGCGCGCCGGCACAGGCGACCGTGACGCCCATTGATGCCGCGCGCACGCCAGCGCAGGACGACGAGGCAATGCTGCGCCTCGGGCAGATCAACGAGCGCCTGACGCCCATCACGCTGACGGCCGACGGCCTGGCACAGCTCGGCTTCGCGCACGTCATGACCGACAAGTCGGCCAAGCTGTACCGCGAGTCCGACTTCCACCGCATCTGCGCCGCGCTGATGCGCCACATCGCGGCCGTCCAGCAGCCGAAGGCCGCGTAACCGAAAGGACACAACATGCTCTTCAGCCACATTCAAGGCGAACGCGAGCTCACCCAACAGCAGGCGATCGCGAAATACTGGGGCGGTGAGATCGAATCGGTACCGCACCCGAAATATCGCTACGGCTGCGATGTCCATCCGCATGGCTGGACCGAGATTACCCAGGAGGAGTTCGCGCAATCGAACTTCTTCCGCTACGGCCCGCTGGCGACCGGCTGGTCGCGCACGCTGATCGGCGACGCCCGCCTGTTCTTCATGCACGACGACACCGGCTTCGCCCTGATCGGCGACTACTGGGAAAAGAAGATCAGCATCTTCAAGTTCGGCTGCCAGCACGACTCCACAAGCGAGGAGGTCGGCCGCTGCCTGACGAAGTACACGTGCAAGAAGTGTGGCTTCGTCCAAACCATCGATTCATCGGATTGATCATGGCCGGCCAGCGCCCGTGCCTGTGGACGGTCCTGCACTGCCGCGAGCAGGACTTCCAGCGATTCCTCGGCGTCGACGGCGAGCAGGCCGCCGCGCGCCGCGTGAAGGAAGTCTGCGAGATCAGCTCGCGAGCCGAGCTGGATCGCGACGTGGCCGCGCACGCGCGCTGGGATGAGCGGATCAGGCGCGCGTACCTCAACTATCAAAAGCAGCACCCCACCAACCACCAATAGGACCAGGAGATGTAAATGTTCGAACTCGAAAAGCAGCAGGTCAAACTCGTGAAAGTGTCGACGCCGATGGAAAACCACGGCAAGGACTACAAGCTGGCGTGCGTCCTCACGATCGAGGCGACGGTGCCGAATAAGCATCTGATGAATTTCGCACCTGGTCTGCGCGATGCGCTGTATCGCATGGCTGACCAGAACAACGACGATGGCGACCTGCTGGCCGACCCGGAGCAGCCGACGGTGCTGCGCTTCCCGAAAATGTCGCCGTTCGATTGGGAATGGGAAGGCACAGGCTATACCGCCGTCGTGGACTATGGCCTGGGCGGCGAAAGCGACATCGTCCTGGGCGACGCTGAAGTCGGAAGCTTCAGCATCACGCCCATGGAAGGCGGTAGCGTGGTCGTGAAGTGCAACATTTCGGCGCATCCGGAAGAAGAGCATGTCGGCAAGCTGTGCGCGAAGCAAAAACAGAACATCGACCTGACGCTGACGCCTCCGCCGCCGGCCGACGTGTACGACCTTTTCAACGAAGAGAAGGCGGCCTGATCATGGCGCGCGCATCCGCCCCCGTTGAGAAGCGCGGCCTGACCAACGCCGAGAAGATCGCCCGCCGCGCTGCCGCCTGCGGTCGCATCCAGAAGCTGCTGGCTGAGAAGCCGATGTCGATGGACGAGGTCGCGGCGGCGCTCGATCTAGCCTGGGGAACCGTCTACAACTACATGTGCCTGATGGAGCAGGAAGGCCAGGCCGTCCGCTCGGGACGGTTCATCAAGCGTGCTGAGCTGTGGGTGGCGGGTGCGCACGCAGTGGAGCTGAGCAAGGACACTCCCGAGCAGCAAGGTGCAAGCTTGAACGCGCTGGAGCACGCGCTGTTCGTGCCAGCGCGCGGAGCTGCAGCATGAAGCGCGACGCCCTCACCCTGCAGCTCGACCTCGGCCACGAGTTGATCATCGACAACTTCGCCGGCGGCGGCGGCACGTCGACGGGCCTCGAGGCCGCGTTCGGCCGCCCGGTTGACATCGCGATCAACCACGACCCGGAAGCGCTGGCCATGCACGCCATGAACCACCCGCACACGCGCCACCTGTGCGAAAGCGTGTGGGACGTGGACCCGATCAAAGTCACGAACAATCAGCCCGTCGCGCTGGTGTGGCTGTCGCCCGACTGCAAGCACTTCAGCAAGGCGAAGGGCGGCACACCGGTCGAGAAGCACATCCGCGGCCTCGCCTGGGTCGCGCTGCGCTGGGTGGCGAAGTGCAAGCCGCGCGCACTCATGTTGGAGAACGTCGAGGAGTTCAAGACGTGGGGCCCGCTGATCATCGACGCCGACGGCAAAGCGCGGCCGGATCCGGCGAAGCGCGGCAAGACGTTCGACAGCTTTGTCCGCCAGCTGCGCGCGCACGGGTACCAGGTGGAATGGCGAGAGCTGCGCGCCTGCGACTTCGGCGCGCCGACGATCCGGAAGAGATTCTTCCTGGTCGCGCGCCGCGACGGTCTGCCGATCCGCTGGCCGGAGCCTACGCACGGCACGCCGGCCTCGCCCGGCGTGCTGGCTGGCCTGCTGCAGCCGCACCGTACTGCCGCCGAGTGCATCGACTGGTCGCTGCCTTGCCCGAGCATCTTCGACCGCAAGCGTCCGCTGGCCGAGGCCACGCTGCGCCGCATCGCGAAGGGCATCATGCGGTACGTCGTCAACGCCGCGAACCCATTCATCGTGAACACGGCCAACAGCAAGACGACGGGCAGAGGGCCCAACGTATGGCCCAGCGACGAACCGATCCGGACGGTGACCTCTGCCCCGGGCTTCGCCGTCGTGTCGCCCACGCTCGTGCAAACCGGCTACGGCGAACGTGACGGTCAGTCACCGCGGGCGCTCGACATCGAGCGGCCCCTTGGCACCGTCGTCAGCGGCGGCAAGCACGCCCTCGTCAGCGCTTTCCTGAACGAGCACGCCAACGCCAGCACGCAGCGCGTGTTCGCAGCCGACGAGCCGATGCGCACGATCTGCGGCCAGGTGAAGGGTGGGCACTTCGGGCTGGTGTCGGCCTCGCTCGTCGGCGTCGGTGGCCGCGCCGGCGACAGCCGCCCGCGCGGCGTCGACGAGCCGACGGCAACGATCACGGCGAAGGGCGATACCGCGGTGGGCGTCGCCTTTCTGGCGAAGCACTACACGGGCGTCGTCGGTTCCGAGCTCGCCGATCCAATCGGCACCGTCACCAGCACCGACCATCACAGTCTGGTGCACGCGCACCTGACGAAGTTCCGCACCGGTTCGACCGGGAGCGATCTGGGGGAGCCCGTACCGACGATTACGGCCGGGCCGAAGGAGAATCCAGCCGGCGCGCCGCACGCGCTGGGCATCGTGACCGCGCACATCCAGCGCGACATGGGCCGGAGCATCGGCCACGCCGCCGACGTGCCGCTGGCAACCACGACCGCTGGCGGCGGCGGGAAGTCCGCCGTGGTCGCGAGCACGCTGGTGAAGCTGCGCGGCACAAGCAGCACGGCCGCCGTCGATGAACCCCTGCACACGGTCAGCGCTGGCGGCCAGCATCACGCCGAGGTGCGCGCCTTCCTCGTGAAGTACTACGGCGCCGACCAGGATCCGCGCCTCGAGGAACCGCTGCACACCGTGACCACCAAGGACCGCTTCGGCCTGGTCACGATCCAGGGCGTCGATTACGAGATCGTCGACATCGGCCTGCGCATGCTGGCGCCGCACGAGCTGTACTTGGCGCAGGGGTTCCCGGCCGATTACGTCATCGAGGAGATTCCGGATCCGGCGCTGCTGTTCGCCGACGGCGTGCAGGCCGCCGCCGATCCGCTGCAGCTACCGCGCGTGCCGCTGACGAAGTCGGCTCAGGTGCGCATGTGCGGAAACAGCGTATGCCCGCCGGTGTCGGAGGCGCTGATCCGCGCGAACTTCGTGCACGAGCAACAACTGGCGCGGGAGGCAGCATGAGCCAGATGCCGCTGTTCGAGCAGCCGGCGCCAGTGCAGCGCCTCGGCGGCCAGCCGCCCGACGTCGAACGCCGCTGGAATCTGGCGTTCTCGGAGCCGGTGAAAGCTGAGCTGGTCGCGCGCCTGAACGAGCAGACCGGGAAGTGGTTGACCTGGCGCGACTTCGACGACATTCGCGAGCGGCACCAGATCGGCTTCTGCATGGGGCACGTGTTGTCCGGCCTGGCGCTCGCCGGCCGGGCGATGAAGAAAGACGTGTATTACGGCGCCGAGCGACCGGGCGACCCGTTCAAACCGTACCTGGGCTTTTACAGCGTCTGGAGCAGTGCCGAACACGGCCCCGCGCCACAACTACAACGAGGAAAAAAATGGCTGAGAACAGCGCAATCGAATGGACCGACCACACCTTCAACCCGTGGATCGGCTGCACGAAGGTGAGCCCAGGGTGCGATCACTGCTACGCAGAGCGCGACATGGCTGGCCGCCTGAAGGTCGTGCAGTGGGGCCCGCACGGCGCACGCGTGCGCACGAAGCCGGCGAACTGGGCGAAGCCCATGACCTGGAACCGTCGGCACGACGAGTTCTTCGCGCAGCACGGCCGACGCCAGCGCGTGTTCTGCGCCAGCCTGGCCGACGTGTTCGACAACGCTGTGGACCCGGCGTGGCGCCGCGACCTGTTCGACCTGGTGCGCGCAACTCCGAACATCGACTGGCTGCTCCTCACGAAGCGTATCGGCATCGCGCAGCGCCTGTTCGACGAGTGCCACATGGACCTGCCGGACGGCGGATCCGGCTACGACTGGCCGGAGAACGTCTGGCTCGGCGCCAGCATCGTCAACCAGGAGGAGGCCGAGCGCGACATCCCGAAGCTTCTGCAGGTGCCGGCGAACGTGCGCTTCCTGAGCATGGAGCCGCTTCTCGGGCCGGTCGACCTGAGCACCGTGGCGTGCAAGCCGTGCCCGACATCGGGCGGAGAGCTGTCGATGGACCCTACTACCGGCGCCTACGAGTGCTGCTCGCGCTGCGACTTCACGGGCATCGGTGACGAATGGGGCATCGACTGGGTGATCGTCGGCGGCGAGAGCGGCCCGGCCGCACGGCCGATGCATCCGGACTGGGCTCGAGGCCTGCGCGACCAGTGCGCGGCCGCCGACGTGCCGTACCTGTTCAAGCAGTGGGGCGAATGGCTGCCAGCGATCGACGGCCGCAGCGTCCTGGGCAAGACGCTCATCCTGGAAGGGGCCGCGCCGCTACCGGACAAGCCGCAA